GAGCTGCGAGTCATCGATAATTTCGTTCGTCGCCTCGACGATCACGCCGTACTTATAGGCGCCGACGCTGGTCTTCGACCAGCTCTCGTCACTCTTGCCGTACGCGGTGTTCTCGGAAACCTGCGCAGCGGTCGGGCGGCCATTCTTGACCGGCCACTCCATCGTTTCGCCGGAACCCGTAGTCAGGAGTCGAGCCTTCGAGAAAAAATCGGACCGAACGCGCATGGCCTCGATAACCTGCGCAACAAAGGTGTTGCTGTAGGTGTTACCGGCATTCGCGGCAGTGCCGGAAGTCGCCGTTCGAAGGTCAAAGTCGACGCCCGCAACCTCACCGCGGGCAAGAGCGCGAAGCTCGGCGGCCTCGTCACGCTCACCGGAACGGCCCTCCGGGGCACCAGGCACGACCAGGCCGCCCGCGCGCTCCGCCAGGGAGCGAACCTCTCGCTCACGCTCGCCACGCTCGACCGCGTCTCGGGCCTCGGCCTCCAGTCGAGTCACGTCACGGTCGATGCGCTCGACACGCTCGCGCTTCTCGGCGTCGGAAAGGGTCGAGTCACCCTCGACAGAACGAAGCTCGGTAACCAGCTTCATGCGCTCTTCGAGCGCGGCATTCGCCATTGCAGCAAAATCCATGAGTATTCCCAATACTAGTTTCGAGGCAAAAAAAGAGAGCGACGCAGGGCCGCGAGAGCTGCCACCGGATCGGTAGGCAGGTCATACCGAGGAAGGCCGGTCCGCGCTTCATCTAGCGCCGGAAGCTCGACCTCACCCCGGATAGCGGCCCGGATCGCATCCGGCGAATCCAGCCGCCCAACAGGAATGCCGCGCTGTTCCGCAAGGGAGGCAAGAGCACGGGAGCCGACACCGGAAGTGGAGTCGGTGTAAGCCGGGTAAGTAACCGGCGAAACGTCGAACAGAGAAATACTGTTCAGCGTGCGAAGTGGGAAGCCGTCCGCATCCTCGGCCCAAGAATCGCCACCAGGCGCAGTCTTAAAGCCGAAAGAGCTTTGCGAAACGTCGCCGCGCTCCATAGCCGTAGCCAGGTCACGCGCATAAGTCGTGTCCGGCATATCTACTTCGTAATGCAGGCCCGTAGAGTCCTCGGAGAGACGAAGCGTGCCGCTTCGGTTCCGGCCGAGAATCAAGTTCGGGTCATGATTGAAAAGGGCGCGGATGTCATCCCGCCCGATGCTTTCCGAGGTCGACCCCTGGGCGACCAGCTCGCGAAAGCCGCCGAGGTTCTGAGAACGTGCGTCCCACTTCAGGGCGTAGCCGTAGAAGTTGAAGGAACTTCCCTCGGAGCGAACCTCAAATTCCGTAGGGACCGCCCTACGTTCCATCTGCATTCTTGTTCCCCTGATCCGTTACGTTCGGGTCTTGTGTATTCGGGTCCGCGTTCGGATCAATCGGGAGAGCCGGCGGGGGCGCCTGGGGCGCCTTCGGTTCGGGCTTCGGCTTGTCTTCGTCGCCGACCACGCCGAGATTCAGCGGCCGGTAGAACTTCTGGCCGAGCTTCTTCGGGAGCGGCGCCATGTCCTCCATGGCGCGGATCTCGTCCGCGTTCAGGAACCCGTTATTCAGGGCCGTCTGATACGACTCGTAACGGTCCTTCGTCTTCGCCCTCAATCTCGCGTCGACGTTGAAGCGGATGTACTGAAGGCCAGGCAGAAGGAACGTGCTAACCGATTGCTCGATTCGCACAATCCACGGCATGAGCGTTTGGTCTACGAAGAACTTGTTCTGTTCCTCAATACCGGTTCCCCAGGTCGAGCTAACCGACGAGTCGACCAGATACGCGGGCACGCGATACAGAAGGGCAATCTCGGCCTTCTGGAATCGGCGCGTCTCCAAGAATTGGGCCTGTTCCGGCGAAAGCGTGATCGGCTTGAAGGTCGCACCACCGGTCAGAACACCGACCGAATGACTGTTCTTCACTCCCGCATGGGTTTTCCGGAACATATCCCGCAAGAGCTTCGCTTCATCCGGCCGAGGGGCCCCCGGATGCTCGATGACGCCGGCCATCGTGGTTCCCTGCTCAAAGAACCTCGAACCGAATTCCTCGGCAGTAAGACCGAGACCGATAGCCTCTCGGGCCGTGTCGATAGGCGACAGGCCGCGGCTCACACCCGGAACCGTGAAGGCCGGAATGTGCAGGATTTGAGACCCGTCGTACTGGCCTTGAATGTTTCCCTTATCGTCGGAAACCTCGTAACGGTTATCCCCGAAGGGGCCGTCAAGGATCTGAACGTTTCCAGGGTGCAGGCAGTAGAGGTTCTGGATATCGCCACGGTCATTCCGGGCCGTATAGATGAACGCGTTACCGTCCGACAGAAGACTGATGACCACCCGAAACCAGAACTCGTAAGAGGTCTGGTACATGTTCGGTTGCTTCACCCATCGGGGCGACCGATCGAAGTACTCCTTACGGCCGCTAATCGTCGTGTAGTGGTCCACCGGAAGCGATGCGACAGCATCGCCGATCAAGGACTGACAGGCGTAAACCGCGACCATCTGAAGAGAGCTTCGGCGGCTTACCTTTCTGCCCGAAGACGTCCGATAGAACGCCGACGACTCGACGTCTCGATCCCAATCGGAAGCCAGGCCGCCGAGGGTGGCGCGTATCTCGCCGATGCGTGTAAACAGGCTCACGACCGCTTACCCCCGTGGTCCGTGGCGTACCCGATAAGCCCGAGGCACACGGCCACCGCGAAGTGCCCAAGAGGGCGCGCAACGTCATAGGCCGCCGCAGCAACAAAGCCGAGGGAACCAACCTGAAAGACGTTCGGGACAAAGGAAGACGCGACAGAACGGAGGGAGCGGCCCAGGTTGGGCCGATCCATGTATCTCCTAATCGTCGTCAGGGAAGAAGTAGGCTTCCCGTTCCTCCTGCCTGGTGGCAGGAGTAAGAAGGGCTTCTAGCTCAGCGTCCGAATACTCTTCGTTGAAGTTGAAGAAGGTCACATGCGCTTCTTCGTCAGCCGGAAGAGCCGTAAGGAAGAACGCGTTAGCGAGAGCGGCAATGCCGTCGATCTTCTCGCCCGACTTCGCCTTAGAAGGCTTCACCAAACCGTCTCCGGTCACGTCAAGCTCGACGTTATCCGCCATCCACCGAAGCACCGGATGACCGCCGTGGTGCAGCCCACGGGCCGCTAGGGCGGACTCAATCGCCTTACACGGGTCATTGAGCCTGGCCGCTGATTGCGGCACCTTCACGGCCGCCAGGCCGTGTTCCTCAAGCTCGTTGACAAGCTGAGTCGCGTTCCACGGGTCATAGCCGAAGAACCGAATCCGGAAGTCCTCGGCGTCCTTCGCGATGTGCCGGAAGATTGCCTTGAAGTCGGTTGTCGGGCCCTCGGTCACAGTGAGGAAACCCTCACGCTCCCAGACCTCGAACGAAGACTTCATGTTCGACCGCTTCTCGACAGCCGGCCGAGGTACCCAGAAATGGGGAAGCACCGTCCAGCCTTCGGCGTCCGGGTCCGTAGGACTACCGGGGAAGAGCAGAAGCCACGCGTTAAAGTCGCCCGTAGCGGCCAGGTCGATTCCGCCAACACAGGTACGGCCCTTCAGCCGGTCCCGGTCGACCTTCGGCGAACCGTTCTCGTCCCATAGGTGCATGTCCAGCCACCTGTTCGCCTGAGACACCCACTGATTCAGGCGGAAGACTCGGAAGCTGTTCTGAGCCGTAGGCTTCTCGGCCGCTTCCATGGCTTCGGCCCTCAAGTTGTTGATGTTCAGGAACGACCCGAGAGCGGGATTCGCGAGATACCAGCCCGTTCCCCGAGGATGCTCGGCCGAGGGCGGTTTGCCTTCGTCCTTCCAATCCCAGTCGTCGGGAACGTTGCGCGCGAAAACAAATCGCGCGGGGTCTAGGTTTTGTTCCTCGCGAACACGAAGAGAATGTTCGTGCTCTTCAAGGGCGAATGCCGCCGTGCGGTAAGCCGCGGTGGTCGCAGCAATCATGATCGGCTGTCGACGGGTACCGAAGCCCTGTCGCATGCTGTCCCAGAGGTGCCGGTCTTTCTGCGTAAGGACCTCATCGAACAGAACCATCGAAGGGTTCGTTCCGAGGGCGCCCGCAGCGTCACCGGGCAAGACCTGATAGAAGCTGTTCGTCTTCCGGTCGATAATCCGCTTACGGCTGTCGATGATTTCGAGTCGACTGTTCAGAATCGGATTCAGCTCGACCATGCGCTTAGCAGTGTTGTAGACCAACCCTGCCTGATCGCGGTCAACGGCTACCGAGTAGACCTCAGCCGATTCTTCGAAGTCGCCCACCAGGCCGAGAAGGGCGAACGCTGACAGAAGCTCGCTCTTGCCGTTCTTACGGGCCATCTCTAGCCAGGCAATGCGGTACTGCCGAACGTATTCCTCGTACTGGTCATCCCACATCATCGTTCCGAAGAGCGGCCGAACAATTTCGTTCTTCTGCCACTCGTCGAGAATGAAGGGGGCGCCCGCATGGCGCCCCTTCGTGTGGACTATCAGCTTTTCAATGAAGTTGATTGCGTGCGTCGCGCGCTTCTCGTCGTAGTGAAAGAAGCCTTCGCGCGGATCGATCGGCCCGAAGGGGGAGCGGATAATGTCGCTCACGCTCGCCCCCTCGTTTCCCGGTCTTTACATCGGAGATAGACCGGTTATCGAACGGGGTTACTCACACGCGATTGCCCTTCGAGGAATTGCAGCCCAGGTGTGCGGCCTGGCAATTGCTCTCGACGTGCCCCGGAGTACCGGGGCCGTGCGACAGGGGAACTATGTGGTCGAGTGACTTACTGAGTGGCTTCGGGAACCGAATCACCCTGTCGATAGGTTCGCCGCAAAGCTGACAGACCCAACCGTCACGGTTGAAGACCTTCGCTCGACTCACCTTCGAATACGGGACGCCCCACTGTTCGCAGCGAAGCTTTAGCGCGTACTCGCGCCGAGACAACCAGTTAGCCGGCCGTCGCCGACGCTTTTTCGGGGGCATGGTTCCTGTTTAGATGTAAGTCGGATAGAGCCTGGCGCTCTCCGAGGTGACCTCGGAAACCGTGAGGGTTCCCGAGAAGTAGAGGTTCCGATCGGGGAAGCTTCGGGTCGGATTCACAACCGCGTAAAGCGCGAGCTTCGCGGCCATGTACGCCATGGCGACCTGATCAAGCTCGGGCGTTCGCTCGACGCCCTCGGAGAGAGTGAACGTCTCGTAGGCAACGTCCTCGGCGAAGAAGTACCGATAGGCGCGATCGGAAGTGGTGACCTGAGACAAGATGAACCCCGTTCAGAGAAGACGTGTAAACGCGTTGGGGCGCACTGCGGGATTCGAACCCGCAACGCCTCCGGATAGGGAGGAGTTTTGCCGATTAAACTAAGTGCGCGTTCCCTCCGTCCCCTGATCAGGGGGAGTTTCAGGAACAGGGGAGCTACCCCACTTCATTACCGGGCCGGGGCACCAGCGCCCCGCCCGAAGCCTTTGGTAGTGACGAACGCGTTCACTGCCGCGTTCAGGGAATCGCCCTGGGCGTTCGCCAGGACGCCGACGAAGCGACCGAAGGTCACCACTTCGTGAGCGTCGCCGCGGGTGCGCTTAAGGGTCACCACGTACGGCCATTCGTCGCCGTCAGGGTTGTGCTGGTCGAGCCACTCGACCGCGTGAGCCCGCGTTTCCTGGCCGCCCTGTTCGTCATGCTCCGGGGCCCAGGTGTCCAACAGGCGGAGATCGATCGTCTTCGTATCTCCAAAGCCCTGGTCCAGCATCACGCGAAGCGTGTCCCCGTCCTTCACGGACAGAACGCGCGCTCTTCGATCCCACACACCTAACCCCTTGCTGTAAAAGACCGTGGGGGAGCCACCCAGGGACCGGCCCTTCGCTGGTCTACCTGGGGGCTCAACCCCTAGGCCCCCGGGAAGGGGCCCGATTAGCCCTGTCAGCTCAGGAGAGAGAGAACCTGAGCATCGGGGCCGTCCTCGGTTTTCGAGGGCACAGAAAGCCGCGTACGGTCGCTAGGCGACAAGCCGAAACGGCTACCAAACTTCAGCATGAGATCAGCCGCATCTCTCATGACTTGGGCCGCCGGGTTCTTGACCAATCCGCCATCTCGGCCGGCCACAAGCGGCCCGTACTCCCGCATTGCAGCCCGAGACTGGTCGAACGTTGCCCAGGCTTCGCAGTAGGCCACCAGATAAGCCCTGTCGACCTTCGTAAGAAGGCCCAGGTCGTCAAGCTCGGGCACGACACGCCCCCATTCGGCGAGAGCCTCGCCCTGAAGATCCGCGGGCGGCCTAGGGGCGCCCCTGGTGGGCTCCGGTTCGGCACCAGACAGCTTCTTCTTCGAGGGATTCCCCTTCAGCTCGACGAGCCGTGAGGGTGTGGGCGGTGGACCGGGCATCGAGCAACCTCTTTCGTTCGGGAGTCCCCTCTCTGGGAAACAAATCTGTTCAGCGTGCGGAGTGATCCGCACGGATACAGGCCTAGGCGGTTGCACGCTCCGCTATCCGGCTGAATCCGCATTCCCACGAACTCAGGCGAACCCCCGCGCGTTCCTTCCGAGGGAAGGAGGCGGGTCCGGGGAAGCATCCCGAAAAAGTTTCAGATCCCCCTTCCCGAAAAAACCTGAGAATCTGATCCAGATTGACTTGACAGTGCTTGATCTGGTGTGTTCTCGGTCTTGTCGGCCACGGAGGCGGTTGACTCCCCGGCTTCGCCGGTCGCATCGGTTGCTCTGTGAGTCTTGGGAGTCGAGCCGGTAAGGCTCGATGAGACCTAGTACCTATTGCCCTTTCGGTAATCATTCTCTCGTCTTGTATTGCATCGACGACAGAGGACCCGAATGTTATCGAGGGTATTCGATCCGCCTTCCTTCAATGGAAGGATGTGATCTCCGGT